AAGCCCATAGAATATTGGCGGATGGTAGCTCTTACGTCTACTATTAATTTACTTATGATTATGAAAGGTATTTCGACCTTAACGCAATCCGCCAATATAAGTTATAGTCCCTATCTTTCGATAGGGTAGTCCACTACTTCTTCAACATTAGTATCATCGCTAATGGAAGTTGCGGTCTTTTAGGATATTATATTCTCTAATGAGTTTCAATCCATTGGACACTTGACTACACTATTACATATAGCCTTCAGTGGAGTTCACATATCTTTACGACTTAGCTTTCCTCCCAATACCGCAATTATTTGCAAGATTAAACTTGCCCCAGAAGGTTCGATGCCGACCTTCAACATATATGAAAGCCTTAATTAAATTAAACCGCAATATGCGACGAATAATTTAACTAAGGCATTTCACCAATATTATACAAGGTTTCGCTTATTAGTTAATTGTATCTTTAACTAATTGTTTAAGACCTTCAACATCTGTTTTTACATTATTAACTAAACCACCATTGATTGCAGTTTGAGTTACATACCCAACTGCAAAACCGATGATTCCACCCACAACTGCACGGCCTACTAATTCGAATACTTTGTTCATTTTTTGTCTCCTTTTGTCTATTTAAAAAAAATATAATTATTTAATAATACTAAAATATTTAATAAAATCCTTTAATTGATTTTCTGGCAACAAGCCAATATCAATTAAAGTTAACATTGTTTCATAATGAATAGATAAATTAGATACATTATTTAAATTAATAGCGTCAACTAACAAAAGATTATAATCTTCCTCTAGTATTGTAATACCTTTAAGTCTTTTAACATTCTTTTTAAGTTTTTTAATATTTGCTTGTAACAATTTTCTATATTTTATAACACCATTCATAAGACTCATATCAGTTATAGCCTCATCTAATTGATTAAGTTGCCATAATTCTAATTCACCTAACATTTTAAATATTTTTTCTAATACTTTTGTTGCATCATCTGATAATTTTTCATTTGCATAATCAACAGATTTAATTTCTTTAACTGATATATTTAATAATGCAGAAAGTTTATTAGCAATTTTTTCTGGCATTTCTTTTTTACCAGACTCATAAGAACAATATTCTGTTTGTGTAATTCCTAAATCTTTAGCAATTTCATATTGACTTTTATAACCAGCTTTTTTACGAGCTTCAGTTAACTTAGTTAATCTAGGACGTTTGTGTAAAGCACCATTCTTATTTGAATAAATTAATTCTTGTTCCAAGTTTTTTACCTCTTTTTAAAATTTTGTCTACTATTCACCATTATTATACAAGGCATGCTGAAGATAGCCAAAGCCTCATATTAATGGAATAAACAGATTACAATAAAAAATGCAATACCATATAAAATAATACCTAAAGCTTTAGCCATCTCTAGCACCTCCTTAATTATATCAACAATATGATACAAGGGATTCATAAAAAGCATTAAAGACTAAATAAAAGAGACGGTATAGCAACCGTCTCTTTTTCTTTTAATATATACGATATGTATTTGTATCAACATCAAGATATAAATTTTTAGATTTTTCAAGATACTCTAATACTTCTTCTTTGCTCAAATATCCAATTACGTCATTAGTAAGTTCCGTTGCATAACAAACATGGTTATCTTGCATAAAAGCTAATTCAAATAAACCATTACGTCCACCGTAACTTGTCGCACTTCTGATTACAGATACCTCTAAGTCACAATTAGGACAAATGAATCTCCAACATTCTGTTTCAGCAGCAAAAATATTTGCTGGTTTTACAAAAGATTCATGAAATGTTGGAAATTCAATAAATTCTTTAATTAATTCTTGTTTCATTTTTTATCTCCTTATATCAAATAGTATTTTATTCACCAATATCATACAAGGGATTTGAGAAATGTATTAATGACTAATAAGAGAAATAGTTTTATAAGCATCCTCTTTATCTTTTTTTAGTTGTTTATATCTTTTAATAACAGAACCATATTCTAATTCTAAAAAGTTCAATTCTTTATCAATGTCACTAATTTTATTATACATTGATTCTTTAATTTCTTTTCTTACTTTTTTATCCATATTATTTACCAATTAAAGAGCGTAGCTCATTTAATTCTTGACGTAGTTCTGCATTATCACTTTGCAGCTGTCTAACTTGGTCTTGTAAATCATATTTATTTACATATTTTTGACCGCCAACTTTAACACTTACACCTAAATTGTATGCTACTTTACCATCTACTGTAATACCACCATGAACCATAATGTTTTCATTAGGTTGGTATGCGGCGCCTACGGCAACTGCATTAGCATTACGGTAATGGCCTACACTAGCCGCGAAGGACCATTTATCTTTAGGATTGTAATCTAAATATTTAAGACCAGCAAGAGCAGACGCTTTAGCTATACCTTTATTAATTTGTGTATCTGTATAATGATTAGCTTGATTTAAAACATTTTTACCAATATCAAAAGTTTTATTTTCTAAATCTTGAATACGTCCTTCGTGATTTTCTAACCAGTCCATAGGGATTTTGAGCATTTCTCTAGTTTCTTTAATTTCAGTATATAATTGAGAACCATTTACTGCATCTGTAGACGTAGCAGACACCTCACCAGCGGCTACACCTTGTAATTGACGAGTGAATTGTCCAATATTAAAAAATCCATCACGCCCATCACTACTATCTTCATAATAAAATGAAGGTGCACCAACTGGAGAATTTGCTAAATAATATCCTGGATTTTCACCGCTCATATTTGCAATACTAAATACACCTTTAGCATTATTTACACCAGCGTATTTAGAATTTACTTTATGAGGGTCGCCTTTGGCAATACTATGAGAACCGATAGCCGTATTGTAATTGCCTTCAGATTCTGCTAAATAACCAATAGCTGTATTCATTTCTACATCAGCTCTAGCATGTCCACCAATAGCAATAGCACCTACACCAGTAGCAGGATTATATTTACCTGTATCATAATTGTAAGCGTCTACTTTATTTTTATAATCTTCCATACTTTTGGCATAAGCACCTGCATTATCACCAATAGCAATAGAACGTCTACCATTAGCACCAGAATAACTACCAACAACAAGGTTGTGCCCACCACCATCAACATAAGATTTAAAGCCAACGATACTAGAATTAAATGCATTATTAATTTCATTAGCACTACCAACAATATTTACATTAGTAGAATTAGTGACTACATTATCTTTGCCATTATTAATTAAAATATTAGAGCTATCATTAGAAACTGTATTATCTGCAAATACGTTTCCACCAATAATAGATAATACACCAGCTACTAATAATAATTTTTTATTCATTTAATTACCTTTCTTCGTCTCGCATTAATTCGATAATGTCATTTACTGTTTTTTCGTGAAATTCATTATCGGCTATATATTCAAAAAATATTTTATTATCGCCACTTTTTAAAATTCTAATACCATTAGCGATATTAATTGTATTTTCAGTAGCATGAATTAAAAAATCAAGGACTTGATAATACAATGTATTTTTAAATTCATCGAACCACTGATTTGAATCTTTTACGAAAATCCCTTTTCTTGTAATCCTCATTTTGCTCCTTGTTCATTTAACAAAATATATAAATCATCTTTATCTTTTTCTGTTGGTAATTTATCTATCAATACATCTATTTCATGTTGAATAGCAGATTGTTCTGATAAATAAATACTATCAGTTCTTATTAATTGACCAGGGCGAATGCCTTTACCATAACAAGCAATTTCTCGGCCATGTTCTTCGATACGATTAGGATGAAATTCTGCATCCCCAAAGCCTAATAAAGTTGTTTTCCAAATATAGCTAGAATTGTCGAATATTAATTTATCGACAATATTCTTATAGCTATATTTTTCTTTATTATATTCAAACATAATAGTTACCATGCATCAGACATATTCATAATATTCATAGACAATAAAGTAAAGATATGATTTATGTAATCTAATTCATAAGGCGTTTCTGCATTAAAAGAAATTTCAACTTCATTTTCGAAATTTTTATTAATTAAATTCAAAGAAGCCTCTTCAGTAACTTTAATATCGTCTTCATTGTTTTTAATATAAAAATTAAGAATGTTACTTCCTTTAGATAAATAGACTATACTTGATAAACCAACAGTATAATGTTTATCGTTAAGAGTATATCCAAAACTATTATTTTTTTGAGCGTCATCTTTAAGCCATTGTTGTAATACAGTCATGGCATGAGCATAATTATAAATTGCTTTAATAACCATATTTTATTTTCCTTTTATTATAATTGAGCTTCAATAAATTCCTCCATTAACATAACTTTAGCATAATGTTTTCGCATATAATATTCTTTATATTGATATAGTAAACCCATAATATTATCTTTATCAGAACTAGATGAAATAACAATAACATTATTGTAAATAGATACATCAATTTTAATTTCTTCATTATATCTATCATCTTTAAAAATAAATATTTTAGTAAAAAATCCAACATCTATTTTATAAGAATAACTATAACAACGTTGTTCTTTAACATTACTCTTGTCAAAAAGCAATGGATTGTGTTTTTCGTTTTCATCAACTAAATCAAAAAAGATTTTAGCATATTCACCATTTTTAAATGGTAAAGTAATTCTTTGCGTTCTTAGTTTTTCTAATAATGCATCAGCCATATATTTTCACTTCCAATTTTATTTAAAATAAATAGTTAACATATAAATAAAAGCACTTATTGTTTTTAATAAAATAAAAATAACATCAGGAGCAAAAAATATTCCAGCTAAGATAAGAAGGCACTTTGCTATTTTGTCACGCCCATCTTCTTTAAAATATATATGCAACATAAAAATAATACATGGCACAGCAATTAATGTTAATGCATTAAGCATAAAAGTAATTTCATTATCAGACATACTCTTGTTCCTTTTCTACTTTAATATTTAATTTATGTTTACAATATAAAGCTAAAAAATAATCAGAAATATGATTTTCTGACCACTGAAAATCTAGTTCATCTTCAGCAAAAATTAGTACTTTTTTATCTTCTACACGAACATATACCCTAAACATTTCATAATCATACGCAAAATCACTAGATTTACTATACAATAAATCGATGCACATTTCATAATCATATTGATATACAAAATCATTTAGTATAATTATTTCTGTTTTTATACTAGTATTGCCTAAAATAAAATTAAAATATTCCCTAGCTTTATTTTTTGAATCAAAAGATAGAATAATCATACTAAACCTAATTTCTGAATAATAGATAAGAAGATGAAGAAGATATATTTATCTTCACATTCAAAACTAAGAAGTCCATCATACTCATTTGTTTGATATTTATAAAATTCCATATATCCAAGTACTTTTTGTTGTTGCTCTGGATGATTTTTAGGATATTTAAAAATTTCAAAGTCGATATAATCTTCTTCTCTTTTGAAATTTTTAAATTCAATAGTTGTCATATCCATTAACTCTTTATCTTCATAATCGACACACCAACTACCGCCATCAGATATAAGAAAATTAATTTTTTCTTCCATATCTTTATAGTTACCAGAGATAGTTAATTTTTTACATGTATCCATTTAAACCTCACAATAATTTCATTTCTACAAATAAAGTATAAAGGGCTAAAAATATTTGATTATCTTTTACTTCTATATCAAGAGTGCCGTCAGAGGTAAAGTCATATTTATATAGATTAATACAAATTTTTTCTTCTCGGATATAATGTTTGCTATATGTATGTTCGAAAATAGTTTTGGCATGAATATAACTATCTTTATCATCTTTTTCTTCTAAAGAAAAATCTGTTAAAGTTAATGTTACCATATCCATTATGTCATCATCTTCATACTCAATAGACCAACCATAATTATTTTGGGCTAATTTAGATAATTTTTCTTGAAGCTCTTTATAGTCGCCAGTGATACTTAATAATTTTGTTGTTTTCATAATTATAATAGTTCCATCTCTTCAAATAAAATATAAAAAGCATTAAAAATGTTTTTATCTCTTGTTTGAATTTCAAAAATACCATCTTTAAATAACTTATCATTATGTTGATAAAAAATTATTTGTACATTATTACTAACATCTTCTACAACATCTGCTAAATATCTTTCATAAGTAACTTTTACTGTTAAAGCTTTATAATTAGAATCTTCATCTTCAATATCATACTTAAAATCAGAAAGAATTAATAATTTTGTATCAATAACATGTCCATCTTCATCTTCTATGTTACATTCTAAAGCCCAACTAAAATCATTTTTAGTTAGCTCAAGTACTTTTTGTTTTAATTTTTCAAAATCATCTGTGACAACAGATAATCTTTTTAATGTATCCATTCTAAATCTCCGCTATCATTTCTTTTACATCATATTTAAAAATTTGAAATAAATGATAATAATATTCAAACATTTTTATTCCTCTTTCTTTTTATTTACACGCATATTAACCAATTGCATTAATTGATAAATAGTTTGATAACTAATTAGTGTTGGGTCATATGTAATTGTTACACCATTTACATTTAGTGAAATAGTTAACATATCGCCAACAGATGAAATTTTGTTTTCAGAAAATTTAAGCATAAATTTCAAATCATCTAACACATTGGAATTCTTTAATGTATTGAACCAAATTGTTGGACAATTTGTTTCCACTTTAATAGTTTTTAACAATTCCATATATAATCCTTTCTAATCGAATATACTTTTGTATTCCATTTCCATATATTCAAAATAATCTTTATCTCCAAAGCAATGTTCTAGTACATATTCATCATTAGTCATACGCTCAAAACCTTGCATTGGGTCTGAGATGGAGATATTTTGAATATCATTATATTTTAAATTTTTATTTCTTTCTAAGTCTCTGACAAGTTTTAATGGAAATTCGCAGAACTTTTTATCTTTACCATATAATTGATTATTACATTCAATATCAATGCCGATATGACGTAATTCCTCATGTTTGTCAGCTAATCTTTCTGAATCAACAAAATAAGAGCCAAATAGTTCTGCGTATGATTTATGAAATACGCCTCGATTCCATAAAGCCAATAATTCATGCAAATCATATTGTCCATCTTCGGTATCTATACGACCATAACCATCGTATTGACCGACTAAATGCTCGTCATTCGGAGCAACGATACGGACCATGTCGCCTTCAATAATATTAAGTCCGCCTTGATAATCTTTATTTTTAATATCACAATAAATAAAGCTAAACATACCCATAATTCTAATCTCCTTGTCATACTCATTAAAAAGTGTATCCCATTCTTCATCTGTTGTATCATCTAATGCTTTTAACATTGTTTTCCAGTCAAAATCCATTTTTATTTCCTTTATTTATTTAACGCTTTAGAAATAATATCCGCATAATCTTTTAGATTACTTTTAAATACTTCGTTTGCAATATTTAAATTATCTGGCGTAACCATATTAGCAATATACATAGCGATAATAGTTTCTTTTGATGGAATAAAAATTACTAGTAAAGGACAAATAATAGATAATACTATTAATAATTTAATAAACGGTTTTATTTTCTTTTCTTCACGATTATAGAATACAGCAATAGCATCATCTGATTCAACAAATGTACCCATGACAATTATAATATCCAAAACAACTACAATATAAGTAATGGCATTAAAAAAAGTTCTTAATTGCTCTACAATCGAAGCAAAATAAATTAGCCATGGATTAACAATAGGTTCCATATTAATTTTCCTCTTTACTTATAAATGTCATATAAAACATTTCTGCTACAAAATCAATCCATTCATTTTCTAAAACACTAAAATCTTCGATTTTAACTTTAATAATTTCATTATGTTTTTTATTTTTCTTTTCATAAGAAATATATAATATTAATTGTTCCTGAGCATTACTATCAAATACAATATATTCAATGCAGTTAAAAGATATAGACCATCTATCTAATATTACAAGTATATTATTTATAGCACATTTATTTAATGTCACCGCAATAGATAAAATTTTATCACCATAATTATCTACATTAAAGTTTTCTACACTATAATATTGTTTCATTTTTCTTCCTCTTATATCATGTTCTCTAACGAATTGTTCCCAATCTTCTTGCGAAGTTTTGTCTAATTCGTCGAACATGATTTCCCAAAATTTTTCATTATCAATCATATCAATAATCATCTTCTTTAAAATACCAACCGTATTTTTCTAAAGACTTTTCTGTTAAATAAAGAGACATTCCACTTACATCTTCTTTTATTTCTCCGTTATCAAAACGAATTACAATATTATTAACGTAAGTATATTTTCCGTCTCCGGCCCAATTATAATCTAAGATTTTGCATTGGCGACCATCTTTGTAATAAAAATCTAAATTACAAAGTTTAAAATCTTCGATATTATAATCATCGAAATTATACATTTTATCATCAAGACGATATCTTTCATTAATAATTTTAGTAAAGTTATCTTGGTATCTTAAAAATAATTGTTCGTTCATTTTTTTTACTCCTTATAAACTATCTAATTCTTTTAGTAGAAAGTGAATTCCCATGAAATAATATTTTATTTCTTGTACAATTATATCATCTTCTTTAGTATATACTCCATATTTTTTTCGAATAGGAATAATATTTTTAATTTCATCATTCAAATCTTGATAATCAAATTTAAATTCATAATTCCTTAAAAAACAATGTAGCATTTGCAAATTAGATTCAAAATCACCATTCTCTAAGCAAGTTAGCATATAATAAAACTTGCTTAATTTAAATAAAATGCCGTCTTCAACAATATTTTCTTTACCGTTTAATTTAATAATTACTTTTTCCTGATATTTATCATATCCAGATTCTTCGTTAATATGAATTAAATCCCGAAAAGATTTATTATTGTCACAAATTAAACAGTCAAGATTATAAAGAATTTTGTCTACTTTTTGCATGTTTCTATACATTAGTATTTTCCTCCACAACAAAATGACCAAATTCTTTTAATTCTCCATAAATAACAATAATGTATCCCTTTTTACTAGATTCAGAATATACTTCATCTTCAGGAAGAAATCCAAACTGTTTTTTAAAATCAAGACAAGTATAATCAACAGAAATACCCATCTGAATTAAAGCATTATAAGTATATTTAATTGCTTCAAAAAAATTATCAGCGAATACGATAAAACGTGTTTCTCCGATTTTATTAATAACGTTTTTATCTGTTTGTGTTACGATATATTGTTTCATAATTATTATCTCCCTAATATTTTATATTTTTTGTTAATAAATAAATCAACAATTTCTTTTGTTATCCATTCATATTTTATATCTTCGGGGATTAGTCGCAAGATATTTTTATAACGTCTTATTTCAATACGACGTACAACTTTTCTTTTTTCTAATCCAGAATAATAAAATATATAGATATTAAAACTATCTGAATTTCGATATGTAGTATATCTTGGCAACAATGGTCTAGCGTATTTTTTAACTTCAATACTATCAAACAATGGATGAGATTTAAATTTGTTAAACCCTTCACTATTAAAATTAAATGATGTTTTTGCATCCTCTTCTGTTAAAAATTCTAATATCATATGTTTATTCCTGAGATGCCAATACACATCTATTTTCAATAATATCGACATTTCTTAAATTAGTCTTCCATAATTTTTTAGCCGATACATTTTTAGTTAATTTACCAAACTTATATGTGCTCATTAATGGCCATAAATTACCTTCGCCAAATTCATTTAAATAATTTTTTTCCATATAAAAAACATATCCGTCTTTTATTAATATAGCATAAAATGTAATAAAACCATCTCTATCTTTTACACGAACTAATTCAGTATCTGTAGTAAATTTATGAGCTGGTAAATTCATAATTTCTTTTTTCATTTTTTGATACATTATATCTTTTCTTACAGAAGAGCATAAAGCATCGAATAAATGTTTAAGCATATTTTATCTCCTTTATATTTATATATTTATTTTAGATTTTAAGTCTTTTTTTCTCAAAACAACATTTATATTTTTTATAATTATCATGTGACAAAAAGATATCTTTAGAAAATACTTTTAAAATCATATTATTATTATGTATATCAATAATATGAACAACGCCTTTTTTATTTTTATCAACTTTTTTAATAATACATTCTCTAACTATATTTTCTTCTTCGTCCATATATTGCCAAACAATATCGTCAATTGTTTCACCCAATAAATCTTTTAATTTATATGGATTAATAATAATATTTTTAAAACAATATTTCTTATACAATTTATTAATTTGTTTAGAATAGTTAATATATAATAATCTTTCACGACCACTTAAATTCATTTTTATTTTCTCCTTTATCAATATCATAAAAATAAAAAATGATAGCTAGTATACATTAATATACTAACTACCATTTTAATATTATTCTAGTTTACTTTATGAACTTCACCATTTAAATCAAGGACACACCCTTTCGGAACAATCCATTGGTCTCTTGGAGCTACTGGCAAAATTCCAACCTCATCAATGTAAGCTAATTCCAAATTGGTTAACCCATAACCAGTCATAATTTGCCAGTCAGAAATTAGTTTGCCACCAGGTAATACCTTATTTTTAATTACGTGGTCATAATTTTTCTTACTCATATTTACCTCCTATAAAACATTATCAATTTCTTGACGTAATTCACTAATCTTTCTTCTTGCATGATATAACTCTTTAATTTTCTTTACATCTGTTAAAGCAACATACATTTCTTTTAATGTATACGAAGAAAATAGTCCTACATTTTTATTACAGTATTCAACTGCGTTCATAATAGACATTGCAATATTATTTCTTTGATTTAATAAATCATCATAAATAATATGTTGTTTAATATCCCAATCTTGGTTTGTTCTTGTGTTAAAACAACGAACATATACTTTAGATTGGTCATTAAATAAATAATCTTTTAAAACTAAATGGATTTCAAATAGACAATTTTCGTTGATTGCAATCAAAGTTGTTCTATAACCATTATCAGTAGGATGTACAACAACATTAGTTTTGTACCCTAGTTCTCTCAAAATTAATTTTAATCCTGTAGTTTTAATCTTAGTATTTTGCATTTTATTTCTCCTCATATAAATATATATATAAATAAGTGCGAAGCATTGATATAAAAAAATAAAAACTCAACTAAAAAAAATGAGTCACCTTCACACCAACATATCTTTCACCAACATTATACAA